ATGGCCAGAATCAGCAGAAAGCAGTTGCAAGAACTAATGGATCAAGGTGAACCGCTAATGAACCAAGCGGTGGATGCGCTTCGTCGGTACAACGAAGCGAAAGGACAGCTACCTCCCAAACAAGTCGAGCAGCTACGTCTTGAGGCCGAGGCGCTGTTCCAGGCGGTTCAAGCATATCAGCTGAGATCGCTGGGAGGCGCTGCCCCTACCCTTCATTAACTGTCTAGTCGCAGGGAATTGCAGGGAAACTCTATCCCTGAAACACCGCTGTGGCGCCGGAGCTGGGCCTGTACCAATACTCTGCAGGGGTGAAGAAAAATCGACACATTTAGACCGGGGGCGTGGCGGGGGGACGAGTGCGCGCGCCAAGTATAGATCGGGTTGCCGGCCGCAGCCAGGCTGGGCAAACTGCTCAGCGCAGACCCCCATCACGGACAAGACTTTGTAAGGAACTCGCTGATGACCATACCTGTGCTGTTTGAGTTTGAAGCGCTGCCGGTACGAGTTATGACCGGAGAGGATGGGGAGTATTGGTTCTGCGCCAAGGACGTCTGCGCGGTTCTGGGCTACATCAACTCAAGGCAGTCAATTGCTGACCACTGTCGCGAGAAAGGTGTATCGAAACGATACACCCTCACGGATCAAGGTAAGCAGGAGCTGCAGTTCATTGATGAGGGTAATCTCTATCGACTCATCATCAGGAGCAAGAAGGAAGAGGCCAAGCGATTCGAGTCGTGGGTATGTGATGAACTATTGCCAGCTTTGCGCAAAACCGGCAGTTACCAATTGGAAAACCGATCGACAGCCGCCGCCCGCATCGCTAACCACCGACTTCGCCTAGCCTTAGGCAAAGAGCTCTACCACACCCGTGCCCCGGCGCTGCGTATGCTCATTCATCAGCAACTGGCTGATGTGTCCAATGCATTGGGCCTACCTACCCCAGAGATCGACAGTCTAGGTCGCACCGCGCCCGACGCGCCGGACATCCTCAAGTCTTTCTGGGAGGCCTTGGCTTATCTCGACGGCAAAGGAGTGGACTATAACCATACCAGCCGCTCCAACGTTCTGGCGGTCAATTTGCGAGAGCTCACCCACTTACTCAGAGAGAATGGCCAGTCGCTTCGATTCGACACTGCCCTACGCGAGGCCATGTGGCAAAGTCACTCGCCCCGCTGTCTGCACAAAAACCACGCGGTTCATAGCCGACTAACCGGAAATACCATCAAATGCTGGGTATTTGAACGACTGACAGAATGAAAATGGGTGCGGAAAATTCGACACATTTAGCCTGCAGGCGTGGAGGGGGAACGAGTGCGCGCGCCAGGTGTATATCGAGTTGCCGACCGTCGCCAGGCTGGGCAAACTGCTCAACACAGAGTCCACCTAGGGCAAGATTTCGCAAGGAACGCGTAGATGACCATACCCGTGCTATTTGAGTTTGAAGCGCTGCCGGTGCGCGTGTTGACAGAAGCAGATGGCGAGTATTGGTTCTGCGCCAAAGATGTCTGTTCTGTGCTCGGCTATCGAAATGACACTGACTCAGTCAAGGCGCATTGTCGGGAGGCTGGGGTAGCGAAACGCGACCTCAGCTCAAGCGGACAGAGACGAGAGCTGACCTTCATTAACGAAGGCAACCTTTACCGCCTGATAGTCAAAAGCCGAAAAGAAGAAGCCCAATGCTTCGAGTCGTGGGTATGCAATGAAGTATTGCCAGCTTTGCGCAGGACCGGCAGTTATCAATTGGGTAACCGCACGACAGCAGCCACCCGCATCGCTAACCACTGGCTTCGCCTCGCTTTAGGCAAAGAGCTCTATCGCGCCCGAGACCCAGTGCTAAGCACGCTGATACATCAGCAACTGGCTGAAGTATCCGATACATTGGGCCTCCCTACCCCGGAGATTGATAGTTTAGGTCGCACCGCACCCGTCGTACCGGACGTTCTTAAGACCTTTTGGGAGACTTTGACTTTTCTCGATGGCAAAGGAGTGGAGTACAACCACAGCACTCGCTCAAACATCTTAGCGGTCAATCTGCGTGAGATAGCCCACCTGCTCAGCGAAAATGGTCAATCACTGCTGTTCGACACTGCTCTGCGCCAGGCGATGTGGCAAAGCCATTTGCCTCGCTGCCTGCACAAAAACCATGCGATTCACAGTGGACTAACCGGAAAGATTATCAAGTGCTGGATATTTGAGCTGACCACCAAATAAACTTGGCGCAACTCAGAACACTCAACTTACAACAAGACTTAGAAAAATTAACCTTTAGCTATAGTCCTTATTAAAAATATCACCACCCAACAAAACCAAACACTCCAATGAAAACTTCAAGCACACCATCAGTAGAAGTAAATAAAATTCTGCAGCACGCTGTGGACTCAATAAAATTAGGGGTTCTAGACTACAAATTAAGCACAGAAACCCCTGAGAACTCCACTAGATGCATTTCAGCAGCTCGGAATTTATTTGCTGGCGTACTCATACTGTTTAAATTTAAAATTGCTTCTCTAGCCAGCACCCCCGAACAAGCAGCCGAACTAATATACAAGACAAAAGAGATCACCCCAACACTGAATGAAAAAGGGGAAATCGAGTGGAAACCCGTCATCTATAATGATACAACCATCGACACCGAAACCATAAAGTCAAGACTGATCAGTTTAAAAATATGGCATGACTGGGGTGCAGTAAAGAAACTTAAAGACTGCAGAAACAATCTTGAGCACCTTCACCCAAAGCATCCAGTAAGCGAAATTCAAAAATTCATCGCAGACTTATTCCCGTTACTACGCGATTTTATCAAGAACGAAATGACTGAACCTCCAGGAGCTTTACTAGGTGATGCTTGGGATACAATGCTTGAAACCCATAGTTTTTTTGAAAACAACAAGTCAGAAATCAGAGAGCTTTGGAGGCCTATCCAACTCTCCGAAAACGCAAAAAAAATATTCAAACAATGCAAATGTGAAAACTGTGAATCACAACTTCTAGCTCCACACCCAGACGATGTATTAAATGAAGTTTCTACTGATGATCGAGACTTTCGCTATGAATGCGTGGCATGCCACTACTCAGCATCATTAATCGAGCTTATACAGGAAAAATTTTCTGAACTGCATGAAACACCATTTGATCCGGACCCAATCGTTGAGGAATGCGCACGATGCTTTGTTGTTTTGTATCATTCATACCACGGAATTTGTCATTGGTGTGATTTTAAGCCCGAAGTTAAATACTGTGCATGCGGGGCCATTCTTCAGGATCACGAAATAGAGAACGGTGATAAATGCGATCACTGCGAAGAATTAGAAGATAAATTTGACGAATACGAAGCACATATTCGTTAAATACCAAAACGACGACCAAGGACCACCAGCAAAATGAACCAAATACACCCTGGGCGCCGCTCACTATTTAAATACACAACACCCAAAACCGCACTAACAATTCTTCAAAACAAAACAGTCAGATACTCGTCCCCCTTAACATTCAACGACCCATTCGACATTCAAACCGGCCTACACTTCGACTTCAAGCTAGATGAGCTTGCTGAAAAAATTGTTGACCATATTGGGAGATTTGCGAGCGCCTCAGTTCCTCCTCCGGTTGATGAGGAACACCCTTGGGGACAAATGGCCTTAATAGCAAGGAGAAAGTTCCCAACTTGCGGCTTTGACAAGGCTTTCTGGCTCAATATGATAAAGCCATCCTTCGACACTGACATAGTTCCGATCATCACGGAAACACAAGCAAACTTCCGTAAATATTGGGATAACTCTTTACCAGCAATGCGTGTATTCTGCGTATCAGAAGAAAGAGACAATCTATTGATGTGGGCACACTACGCAGAAAATCATACGGGAGCAGTCTTTGAGTTTCTATCACTTCCCGAAAAAGACAATGTCCTGTCCATCGCCCAAAAAGTAGATTACGTTTCTAATCCTCCAACTTTCTTCAGTGAACAGGAGTGGTTAAATGATTTTATATCCATAAAGCCACTCGACACCTCGTTACTTCACAGACGATACGTACTCCAAAAAAGTAAAGATTGGCACTATGAAAAAGAATGGCGAGTTTGGTACCCAGATTCTCAGCAAGTGGGTCATCACGATTATATTCCTGTCGCAAATTGCGAGTTACCTGCAATATACATTGGTTGCAGGGCAGAAAGTACGTTCGTGACACAATTAATTTCGCAAGCTCGTATGAGCTTCCCCAATACCAGAATATTCCAAGCGAAACGTCACACGGCCTCCTACTCTCTTGAATACGCTGAAATTAAATAGACGATATTTCCCAATCTGGATGCGCAGGAATTTTCACGCCTGCGCTGGAACCTCATACGGACGGAACCGCATCACCTCCTCCCCCAACCAATCGTTGATCTGCGACAGTCTAGCTTGCTCTGGTTCCAGCTCATTAACCGCCCATACCTGAGCAGCCTCACGGACCGAACCAAATCCCCCGGCGTTCTGCGGGACTACCCCCATCAACTGAGGTGGAATGCGTAACATGGCCAACTGGTCGTCGCGGCTGATGTTCTTGATCGCGCCGAAGTCATCCTTCGCCGCCACCTCACTGATCGGGATCAACTGCAGACCATCCTTCTTGCCACCAGGTGCGTACATGAACAGGTTGCGGAAGTTGCCTGGCCCCTTGCTGTTCTTCATCGCCGTGCGTAGGTCGTTGACGAAGTCCTCATTCTGGGCTGCGTCGGTCATATACATGATGAAGCCCGCATGACTGCCGTTCTGGTAATACTTACGACGAAACAGCGTGGCGCTCTCGTTGAGTAGGGCACTCTGCAAGGCCGGGAGCCACTCGGGTAAGCCGTAGACCTCCTGGTTGATATCCGCCACACGCAAGTGGCACACGCTCCCTGCCTTAAATTCGTGCTCGTCCTTCCAGCCGCGCACCTGGTAGTAGGTGACCAGGTCAGTACCTCGCCGTATGTACTTGGCCAGGCAAGGCTGCAGGCCGATCGCCTGACGCAGCATGTTGTCGCGCTTCTCCAGGTAGAGATTGCCCGACCAGCCCCAGTCCATGACGATTTGCTCGAAGGCCTGCCGACTCAGCAACCGGTGCGGTATGAACGTGCGGGCCAACGCGTTGCGCTTGAAGATCAGACCCGACTGCAGGTAAACACTTGCCTTCGACGACTTAGCCAGGCCGTCCAGCGAAACCGGCGGCTCAAACCATCGGCCATTGGACCAGCACTCCAGGTAGTCGAGGATCTCCCGACCATCGAGCACCGGTACCGGATCGCCGAAAGTGAACGCCATCGACTGCCCGCCGCCAGTCTGCGCAAGAAGCTCACCTTCGGTGGATTGCGGCACGGCGGCCAGTTCCTGGGGAATGTTCATCAATAGATCTCCATGATGCCGGTGTTAGCCACGGTCTGGCCCTCCAGCGGCTCGTTGTGCAGTGCGTGAAAGAGTGCCCACGCCAGATCGGCGTGGCCGGTGTTGTCGGTGCGCCCGGCGGTGTAGGTGAACTGCCGTCCACCTGGGGTGACGGTTTTACGGATTGCCATCAGGGACTGAACCAGGTCAGTCCAGCCGGCGTCGAACTCCAGCCGCCTCTTGCTTATCACGTCCCAAGCCTTCATCACCAGGCGTGTCTTAACCTCGGGGTTATAGGAAAACGTGCGCAGCGCCGGGAAGAACTGGCGTACCAGTTGCGCAACGGCGCTGCCCAGCCCGGTAGTGTCGATACCGATGTAGGTGACCCAGTAACGCCGCGTGACCTGCCGAATGGTCTCGGCCTGTGCGGTGAAGTCCATCCCACGGAACTGGTGCCGCTCCAACACACGAAACTTGCCACCCGGTACCAATGGCGGAGCCACAACAATCAGCCCGGCAGAGTCTCCACTCTCAGCCGGGTCATACCCGACCCACACCTGACGCTCGGCAAATGGTCGGGCAGTAAACGGCTTGTAGTCCTCCCAGATCGACCAGCTGTCCACCATGCAAGGCTGCAGCATGTTCAGCGGGAAGATGCTCGCGCCGTCGTCAACGAACTGGCACATCAATAGGTTCTGGAATGCCGCGGCATCGTACTCAAGCCGCAGCTCATCAATGTCGAACAGGTCGCAGCCCCGCTCCTCGGCGTCCAGGATGGTGACGATCTGGCGCCAGATCCTGTCGTCGCAGAGCTTGCCCTGCTGAAGGGCACTATGGCTGACGTCCAGTTTCAGGTGCTGTGCGGAGGGTTTGCCCTTGTTGAAGCGCTCACCCGTCCAGAAGGTGTACGCCTCGTGCGCCATCGAACTGGGTGTCGAAAAGTAGGTCCGGCGGTATTGCTTCTGCATCGCCATGCCCGAGGCGACTTTGTTCAGCTCGTTGAACTTGAAGGTCCAGAAGAATTCGTCGAAGTAGAAGTTGCCGTGATAACCCTGGGCAGTCCGTGCGTTGGTGCCGAGGAAATGCATCTCGGCGCCGTTCGGCAAGATGATCGGATCGCCGGTTAGCTCAACCCCAACCGTTTCGCGGGCGAATGCCTGGATGTAGGCCTTGAAAATGTGGGCCTGCGCCTTGCTGGCCGACAGGAAAATCTGGTTGCGCCCGGTGGTCAGCGCGTCGATCAGGGCTTCCCGGGCGAAGTAGTAGGTCGCTCCGATCTGCCGACTCTTCAAGATGGCACGGGTACGTTGATTGCCCGCGCGGTACCAGTCTTTCTGGTAATCGAAACAACCCTCAACAAACGCCTCGACCAACTTCTCGACGTGTTCCTCTGGGATATCGTTGCGCTTGGGTTTACGCTTTTCCCCAGCGTTTCGCTTGGCCAGTTCGGGGTTGAGGTCAGTCTCCGTACCGCCATCCTGGTAACGCTGAATCCGGGCCTGCCGTTCCAGTTGCCGGCCCAGCAGGTCAATTTCCTTGAAGTCCGTACCGGACTTAGAGTCCTTGAGTAGAAGCTGTACCAAGCGGGCCTCAGTGGCCGCCTGAATACGCTCCAGCGGCGTGGCCCGGTCCCATTCGTCGCGGGCCTTCCAGCTGTGAAGGGTCTTTTCCTTCTCGCCAATCAGCTCGGCGATCTCACACACACGGTAGCCCTGCCAATACAGGTGCTTGGCATGGCGGCGGTGATCGGTGGGTAGGTCGACGATAGCGTTCATGCCGCAGATGCTGCCGTTCGCGCGCGCGCGGCCCTATCACCGGGCCCTGTAGGCCACTCCGCTACAACTCCCCCACGTTGCCGCGCCATCGCGCGATGCCGACCATGCCCTCATCGCCAGGCACAACGCCACCGCAATGAGGACTCCCAGCATGGCCGGCAAAACCGACACACCAGCCAAGAAGTACCGCTCCAAATGGACTCGCATCGCCGTTGAAGGCGCCACCACTGACGGTCGCACCATCGAGCGCAGCTGGATAGAGGACATGGCCAGCACCTACAGCCCAAACACCTACGGCGCGCGGATCAACTGCGAGCACATCAAGAGTTACTTGCCTGCGGGTGAGTTCGGCTCCTACGGCGACGTGTTGGCATTGAAAGCCGAAGAGGTCGAGATTGCTGGCGTGAAGAAGCTGGCCCTGTTCGGTCAGCTGGAGCCCAATGCCGCCCTGCTTGCCCTGAACAAAGCCGGTCAGAAGATTTACACCTCGATTGAGGTACAGCCAAAGTTCGCCGACAGCGGCAAGGCTTATCTGGTCGGCCTCGCCATCACCGACACACCGGCCAGCCTCGGCACTGAAGCACTGTCCTTTAGTGCTCAACACGGCACCTTTGCCAACCGCAAAAAGGACAAGGACAACCTGTTCACCGTTGCGGAAGAAACCCCTCTTGAATTCGAAGAAGTCACCGACACGCCCAGCATGTTCGCAGCGCTGAAGGACAAAGTTGGTGAGCTGCTCGGCAAGGGCAAGGAAAAAGAGGGCAAGGACGCCGCCAGCTTCGCCGCCCTGGGCGAACTGATCGAAAGCCTGGCCACCCACAGCAGCGAGCAAGCCATCGCCTTCGCTGCCGAGCAGAAAGCCCGCCAAGACCTGCAAACCAAGTTCGAAAAACTCGAAACCTCGTTCGCCGATCTGGTCAAGCGCCTCGGCACTACCGAGGACCTCAGTCAGCCGCACCGTCCGCCACTGTCCGGTGGCAACGGACAAGCCCTTGCTGACTACTGATCCCCAAGCCGCAGCCTAATCCCAGTTCGGAGAGCACCATGCGTAAAGAAACCCGTATCGCCTTCAACGGCTACCTGGCCCAACAGGCCAAAATCAACGGCGTCGACTCGGTGGAAGTGAAGTTCACCGTAGCGCCGACGCCGCAACAGAAGCTGGAAACTGCCATTCAGGAGTCCAGCGGCTTCCTGAAAAAAATCAACATCATTCCCGTCGATGAAGCCGAGGGGGAAGCGATCCTTCTAGGCGTGAATGGCCCGACCGCTGGCCGCACCAACACCAGTGCGAACAATCCACGTCAGCCACGTGATGTCAGTGGTCTGAGCAAAGACACCTACAGCTGCAAGAAAACCAACTTCGACACCGCCTTCCCTTATGCCAAGCTCGACACCTGGGCTAAGTTCAAGGACTTTCAGCCACGTCTGTCTGCGTCGATCGCCGAACGCCAAGGGCTTGACCGGATCATGATCGGCTTCAACGGCACCAGTGTGGCTGTCGACACCAACCTGGCCACCAACCCTCTGCTGCAGGACGTCAACGTTGGCTGGTTGCAGAAGATCCGTATCGCGGTACCGGAGCGCGTGCTGGACGAGGGTGCCACGCCTGGCAAGGTCACCATCGGCGCTACCGGCGATTACAAGACCCTCGACGGCCTGGTCTTCGATGCGGTCGAGATGCTCGACCCTTGGCACCGTAAACGTCCTGACTTGGTGGTTATCGTGGACCGAGCATTGCTGCACGAGAAACAGCTCAAGGCAGTAGAAAAAGGTGCAGCTTCCAACCAGGAGGAAAATGCCGCCGACGAAATCGTCAGCAAAGCTCGCCTCGGCGGTCTGCCTATCGAAGATGCACCGTTCTTCATCGCGGGTGGTGTGTTCATTACCACGCTGAGCAACCTGTCTATCTATTACCTGGACAGCGCCCGTCGTCGTCACCTGAAGGACGAGCCTGAATACGACCGCGTCGCCGACTACCAGTCCTCCAACGAGGCCTACGTCGTCGAAGACCTCGGCCTCGTCGCCCTGGTCGAAAACATCGAGCGGGTGTAGACCATGGCCCTGACCCTTGCCCAACGCAACCAACTGCGCAAACGCGCAGCCCAGGAGGCGGCAGCCGCAGCCCCTGCTGCCCTGATGGAAGGCGCCACAGGCTACGAGGTAATGCTCGCCAAGCTGCAGCAGGACCAATTCCGCCTGAAACAAGTGCAGTCCCAAGAGGGTAAGGCGAAGCTCAAAGCCGAAATCCTGCCGGAGTACGTGCCCTACGTTGATGGTGTGCTGTTGGCTGGCCAGGGTGCCCAGGACGATGTGCTCACCACCCTGATGGTCTGGCGCTTCGACGCTGGTGACTTCACGGGTGGGCTGCAGGTTGCTGAGTACGTCTTGAAACACGGCCTGCTGATGCCGGACCGCTTCAGCCGCACCACCGGCTGTCTGGTGGCAGAGGAAGTCGCGACAGCTGCACTCAAGGCACAGAAGGCTGGCGGCACCTTCCCGTTGGAGATCCTCACCGCGACTGCCGTGCTGACCGAAGACCAGGATATGCCGGACGAGGCGCGCGCCAAGCTGATCCTGGCTCTCGGCCGCGCCACCTTGGAAGGCATCAGCGACGAACAGCCTGGCCAGCCGGGCAAGTTGCAAGCCGGTATCGACCTGCTCAAACGGGCGATCGAGCTGCACAGCAGCTGCGGTGGCAAGAAAGACCTGGAGCGTGCCGAGCGCCTCCTCAAAAAACACGCCGGCACTGCTGGCTAACCGAGCGTCCCCACGCACCCGGCGGCTCGGGACGGATCAGCGGGTTATCTCCTTGGCCTTGCAGTGAAGTCCCGACCACCGCCGACCTATTCGAGCGATCAGCATGAGCGGATTCATTGCCGGTGGTATTCCAAGTACCGCATTCCCGATCAGCAATGGTGATTTTTGGCCGGAGATCAACGGCCAGCACCTTCGCGCCGCCATGCGCATCACCGATGCCGTCACCGACGACCGGCTGGAAGTCGCCGCCGTCAACGCCATGATCGAGGCCAATCGGGAGCTTGCCGGCTTCCGTGATGCCGAGATCGCCCAGGGCTTCAACAGCCTGGTTGACGTACCGGCGGAGAAGATCAAAGGCGAAAGCCCACAGTTGCACCTCTATCGCCGCGTCATTTACTGCAACGCGCTGGCCGAACTGGTGGAGCGCTACAGCAGCTTCGACACCACCAACAGTGGCGAGAAGAAGGTAACCGAGGAGGAAACCAGCGCCGACCAACTGCGCCGCGATGCTCGCAAGGCTCTGCGCTCGCTGCTCGGTATCAGCCACACCACAGTGGAGCTTCTGTGATGTCCACCGTCATTGCCAACCAGGGCGACACCGTTGATGCCATCTGTTGGCGCTACTACGGCCGCACCGCAGGCGTCACCGAAACCGTCCTCGACGCCAACCCCGGCTTGGCCGACTACGGCCCCATCATTCCGCACGGCACACAGGTCACCCTGCCCGATGCTGTGCCACGAGTTGAACAACGCCAGGTGGTGAACCTATGGGACTAACCGCCGCCAATCAAAGGACCCCGAGCCATGGCTGATCCGACTTCCAGCTCCATTACCGGCCTGCTGATGGGCCTCGGCCTGGCCACCGCCGTGCCGCTGATCGATGGTGAAGCGCTGTTCGGCGCCATCCTCGGTGCCTGGCTGGTAACCAGTATCAAGCGCGACCTCAAGGCCTGGCAGCGGCTGGGTTCGCTGTTGCTATCGGCCGGCGTGGGCTACTTGTTTGCACCGGTGGCATTGAAGCTCGCACCGATCATCAACAGCGGCGGTGCCGCTTTTGCCTGCGCGCTGGTCGTCATCCCGATCAGCATCAAAGCCATGCTCTGGGTCGAGCAGGCCGACCTGTTCGAGATCCTGCGCCGTATTCGAGGGGGGAGCTGAAATGTCCATCATCACCCTGGTCATTCCGCTGATCACCGCCAGCGCCTACTTGCTCGGCGCGCTGCGGCTGGCCTGCTACTGCCGAGGCAGTGCCCGGTACCGGCGCGGGATTTCCCTGCTGGCCAGCCTGTTCGGCGCGGCGCTGTGCATGTGCGGCCTTGAGCTGCTGCTGTACCGCCCTCCAGTCAGCCTGTGGCAAGCCGTGACCGCCGTACTGCTTTGCACCCTGATTTATCGATCACGCGGCAACGTTGCCGCCCTGTTGAGGCCAAGCGTATGACCCCTACCCTCCGCCATGGTGACCGCGGTCAGGCCGTTAGCCAGTTGCAAAAGCAGCTTAACCAGGCCGGTGCCAAACCTGTCCTGGTCGTCGATGGTGACTTCGGTGACGCCACCGAAAAGGCCGTGCGCGCCTTCCAAGCCAGGGTTGGCTTGGTCGATGACGGCATTGCCGGGGAGAAGACCCAATCCGCACTGCTCGGCGGCGACTGCCAGCTGCTCTTGGGCAATGCCTCGTTGCTGGCCGGAGCCAAGCGTTTGGGTGTTGAGCTCGCTTCGATCTATGCCGTGAACGAGGTGGAGAGTCAGGGCAAGGGCTTCTTGGCCAATGGCAAACCGAAGATCCTCTTCGAGCGACACGTCATGTACAGCCGTCTGGTGATGCCTCGGCACGAGGGCGACAACGTGACCGAGCTGCAGCGTCACGCCGATGAATTGGCCGCCTTGTATCCGCAACTGGTCAACCCCCGATATGGCGGCTACATCGGTGGCCCTGGCGAACACCAACGCTTGGCGCAGGCTCGCATGCTCGATAGCCAGTGCGCCGACGAATCCGCCAGCTGGGGAGCGTTTCAGATCATGGGCTACCACTGGCAGCGCCTGGGTTACGCAAGCGCGGCTGACTTCGTCGCCCGGATGTCCCAGAACGAAAATGAGCAGTTCGAAGCTTTCGTCCGCTTCATTGAGACCGACGTCGCACTGCACAAAGCCCTCAAGGGTAAAAAATGGGCCCAGTTCGCCAAGCTCTACAACGGCCCCGCCTATGCCCGAAACCTCTACGACGTAAAGCTTGAGCGCGCCTATGAACGGCACGCCGACTGCTGCAGCAAAGAGGCTGCATGAGTGCCTTGCGCCAGGCGTTTCTGGCAATCGCCGCAGTAATTGCCTTGGCCCTACTGTTCTGGGGACAGCACCAGCGCCTTCAGGTGGAGAAAGCCCGATCCACCAAGGCCGAAGAACGCCTGCAGGCGCTCCAGGAACAGAGCGAGCGCCAAGCCGCCACCATCGTTCGCCTGGGTGGCGAAGTGCAGGCCGAGCGTGCCGCCCAAACCTCCCTGCGACTCACCCAGAACCAGCTGCGCCAGGAGCTGGCCAACAGCCTCAACCAGATCCAGGAGCTCGAACATGAAAACGCTGTACTTGCCGATTGGTCTCGCCAGCCTCTGCCTGTTGCTGCTCGCCGGTTGCGCGAGCGCCCCGCCATTACCGGCGCCGCAGGTTATCGTCAGTGGCTGTCCAGTCGTCGTGCCGTGCAGCCTGCCAGCAGCGAAACCGACCGCTAACGGCGAACTGCTGCGCGACGTGGAAGTGGTAGAGGCTGCATGGGCCGACTGCGCTGCCCAGGTGGATACGGTTTACCAGGCCCAACAGGAAGCCCAGCAGCCATGAACAAGCCCGACTCCCTGCGCAACCATCTGCTCGCTGCCGTGCCGGAGCTGCGCGTTGACCCCGACCGCCTGCTAGTGTTCATCGATAACGGTACAGTCCGCAGCACGGCGGCGGTGGGCTTGTCATTCGAGTACGCCTACACCCTCAACGTGATACTGACCGACTTCGCCGGGCACCCGGACGCCCTGATGATCCCGCTGCTGGCCTGGCTGCTGGTCAACCAGCATGAACTGCTCGCCAACCAGGAAAAAGGCAAGGAAGCGATCAAGTTTGAGGCCGACATCCTCGACAACAGCAAGGTCGACCTGTCGATCGCGCTGCCCCTCACTGAGCGGGTAATAGTCAAGAAACAAGACGACGGCACACTGCAGGTCCGCCACCCCGACGAGCCCCAGCTTGAACCCTACCTGCCGGCCGGGGAATGGCAGCTCTACGCCGGTGACTCACTGCTCGCCGCCTGGCAGAGCACCACCCAGGACGGCGGCGATATCGCCAGCCCGCACCCACGCCGTCATGACTGACAACCTCCACGCACTGGAAGACTGGGCTGCGGCCTTGCTCGCCCAGCTGGAACCTGGTGCTCGCCGTAAACTCAACCAGGAGATCGCCCGAGACCTGCGTCGCAGCCAGCAACAGCGTATCGCGGCGCAACGCAATCCGGATGGCACGCCCTATGCCACGCGCAAGCCACGTCAACTGCGCGGCAAGGCCGGGCGAATCAAGCGACAGATGTTCACCAAGCTGCGCCAGGCCAAGCACCTGAAGCTGCAGAGCACGCCCAACTCAATCGCCATCGGCTTCCTGGCGCGCACTGCACGAATTGCCCGCGTTCACCAGGAGGGCCTGCGAGATCGCCCCGGCAAGGGCATGAGCGATGTTCAATATGAGCGCCGTGAGCTGCTGGGCTTTAGCGATCAGGATCTCGAACTGATCCGCGATCGCCTGCTCGAACACCTCACCCGCTGACCCTACCGCTGTAACGAGCCTCCATACAAACCGCGCGCCGTGCGCTACACGCGCGCGCATCGCAGCATCAGCGGCATGAACATCGCCGACCTCGCTCGCCTCATCGAAAACCTTGTCCGCTTCGGTACCGTCGAAGCGGTCCAGGTGCAGCCGCCCCGCGTAAAGGTGAAAAGCGGCAACATCGTCACTGCTTGGCGTCCGTGGCTGAGCCTGCGCGCCGGGGCTGATCGGGAATGGGACCCGCCCACAGTGGGTGAACAGGTCGTGCTGTTGAGCCCATCGGGACTACTCGCCCAGGGCGTCGTGATCACCGGTCTATTCAGCGACCTGATCACCGCCAATGGCGACCGCGAAGGCCTGCACCGGCGCACCTACCGCGATGGTGCCGTGATCGAGTACGACAGCATCGCCCATCGACTGCGTGCCATCCTGCCCGAGGGCGGTGTCACTGATCTGACCAGCACCGGTGGCATCAACATCGTCGGCCCGATCCATCACACCGGGGATTACACCCAGCAGGGCAACCAAACCGTGACCGGCAAGGTCACGGTGTCCGAAGACGTGGTCGCCGGTGCCAACGGCATCAGCCTCGTCAAGCACCGCACTTCGGGCGTTATGTCGGGGCCGGGTACCTCTGGAGCGCCTGTCCCATGATCGGCATGAACGCCAACACCGGCCGCACCATCGCCGATCGCCAGCACCTGGTGCAGTCCATTGCCGACATCCTGACCACACCGCTGGGTAGCCGCGTCATGCGCCGGGAATACGGTAGCCAGTTGGCTGACCTGATCGATTGGCCACTGAACAGCGCCACGCGCCTGCAGGCCTACGCCGCCACCGCGACCGCGCTGATGCGCTGGGAACCGCGTATCCGCCTGAGCCGCGTCCAGCTGAGCCTGGGCGAAATCCCCGGCCAGGCCATTCTTGATGTGGAAGGCGCCCTCGCCGACTCAAACGAGCCCTTTAGCCTGCGCGTTCCGCTCACTTTGGGGGCTACAGCATGACCACGATTTTCACGCCCATCGACCTGTCTCAGTTGCCGCAACCCGCCGTGGTCGAGCAGATCGACTACGAGCAGCTTCTCGCCGAACGCAAGGCTCATGCCGTCACCCTCTGGCCAGAAGAACAACAGGCCGCAATTGCCGCCACCCTGGAGCTGGAGTCCGAACCGCTGACCAAGCTGCTGCAGGAAAGCGCCTATCGCGAGACGGTGTGGCGTCAGCGGGTTAACGAGGCTTCGCTCGCGGTGATGCTCAGCTCGGCCCGTGGCAATGACCTCGACCAGGTGGCGGCCAATTTCAACGTAAAACGCCTGGTGATTCGCCTGGCCAAGCCAACAGCTGTGCCGCCGATCCCGGAAGAAAAGGAAAGTGACGATGCCCTGCGCGAACGCGCACAGATGGCATTCGAGGGCTTGAGTACCGCCGGGCCACGTAATTCCTACATCTTCCATGCGCGCGGCGCTGACGGACGTGTTGCCGATGCTTCCGCCGACAGCCCATCACCAGCAGTCGCAGTGGTAACGGTCCAATCAGTTACAGACGACGGTACCGCTAGCCCCGCCCTGCTCGACGTGGTCCGCACCTACCTGAATGATGAAGACCGCCGACCGGTCGCCGATCGCCTGACCGTCCAGGGCGCTGAGATCTTGCCGTACCAGGTCAACGCCCGACTGTTCCTGAAGACCCAAGGCCCGGAAGCCGAGCCGATTCTCGCCGCAGCGGAACAGAGGTTACTGGCCTACGTCCATCAACGGCGGCGCCTTGGTATGCAGGTGTCAGAGTCGGCTATCCATGCCGCCTTGCATGTTGAAGGTGTGCGCAAAGTCGAACTCGACAACTGGATAGACCTGAATGCCACCAGCGCCCAGGCGCCCTACTGCATCGGCGTCACACTCACCCAAGGCGCCGCGCCATGAACCTGCTGCCCGGCAATGCCACACAGCTGGAGCGCTTGGCAGCGCAGGCGCTGGCCCAGATTCAGCGGGTACCGATCCCGCTGCGGGACCTGGTCAACCCTGACCGTTGCCCCGTCGCCCTGTTGCCGTACTTGGCCTGGGCATTTTCAGTCGATCGCTGGGACAGCCGCTGGCCTGAGGCGGCCAAACGCTCGGCCATCCGCTCATCGTTCTTCGTCCATTCGCGCAAAGGCACCATCGGCGCCTTGCGCCGGGTCGTCGAACCCCTCGGCTACCTGATTGAGGTCGTTGAATGGTTTCAGACCGTGCCCGAAGGCGTGCCAGGGACCTTTGCCCTGAAGATCGGTGTACTGGATACCGGCATCACCGAAGAGATGTACCAGGAGCTTACCTGGCTAATCGACGACGCCCGACCACTTACCCGCCACTTGACCGGCCTCGCCATTACCCTCGCCACCCACGGGTATATGCGCCTGGCCGTTGGCCTGTACGAGGGCGACGAGATCGACGTTTACCCCCCTCTTCTTCGAGACATTGAAGTGACAGGCACTTTTGGCCCAGCGGGCCGAGAACATACCATCGAAACCCTGGACGTCTATTCATGACTGATCAAAACAGCCAGTTCTTTGCGATCCTCACTGCAATTGGCGAAGCCAAGCAAGCCAACGCCGATGCCTTGGGCGTCCCCTGGACCTTTTCCCAAATGGGCGTCGGCGATGCCAACGGCGCCGATCCCGTTCCGTCGCGTACGCAAACCAGCCTGATCAATGAGCGCCGTCGCGCACCCTTGAACCAGCTCAAGGTTGATCCCGAAAACCTGAACATCATTATCGCCGAGCAAGTCATTCCCCCTGACGTCGGCGGCTGGTGGATTCGGGAAATTGGTCTCTATGACACTGATGGAGATCTGGTCGCAGTGGCTAACTGTGCGCCGAGCTTCAAGCCGCTACTGAGCCAAGGCACAGGCAAGACACAGGTCGTGCGGCTGAACATCATCGTGACCAGTACAGCCAATGTGCAGTTGAAAATTGACCCCAGTGTGGTTTTAGCGACCCGCGAATGGGTTACCGAAGAGCTCGCAAAACAGGACTTCAAGCATTCGGTGCTAGCCGCAACGACCGCAGCGATTACCCTGAGCGGCGTGCAGACGATCGATGGGATTGTACTGACAGCTGGGGCCCGAGTGCTGGTAAAAAACCAGGCTGCGGCCAAGGATAATGGCCTTTACCAAGTAGTCGCTGGTGGTCTCTGGACGCGCTGTGCCGATGCGGACACCACTGCCAAAGTCACACCAGGCATGCTGGTGTTGGTGGAGAAAGGAACGCTCAATGGTGACAGCGCCTGGCAGCTGGTAACCGATAGCCCGATTACCCTGGGCACGTCAGGATTGAGCTTTGAAATGGCTTTTGGCCGCACTGGGGTGGCGGCGAGTACCTATCGCAGTGTCACTGTAGACAAATACGGTCGTGTGGTTTCCGCAGCCAATCCGACCACCGCAGCAGGCTACGGCCTTACAGATGTCTACACGATGGTACAAATCGACACCGCCATGGCCCTCAAAGCACCGTTAGCGAGTCCTACGTTTACCGGCATTCCTGCCGGTCCGACCGCAGCGGCGGGAACCAACACTACACAACTAGCCACCACCGCCTTTGTCGCTGCGCTTGGTGCACTCAAAGCGAACTTAGCGAGCCCCACGTTTACCGGTGTCCCTGCCTGCCCGACAGCAGCGCCAGGAAGTAATACCGCACAACTGGCTAATACAGCCTTTGTACAAGCAGCCATCGCGGCTTTAGTGGCGTCCTCACCTGCAGCGCTGGATACCCTGAATGAATTAGCAGCAGCGTTGGGGAATGATCCCAACTTTGCGACGACCATAACCAATCTGCTGGCTCTAAAGGCACCTTTGGAATCGCCCATTTTTACGGGAAGCCCCCAGACGCCAACACCGCAGCAGTTTGACGCTGATACTTCAATTGCTACCACAGAATTTGTGCAGCGAGCATTGGGCAGCCTGCCAGGCGATCCGATTCTGGTCTCGGCCAACATCACACTTGTGAATGCACAGGCAGGCAATCTGTTTCTGAACACAGATACCTGGCAAATAACTCTACCGTCGTTGGCCGTAACACCTAACGGTTCGGCATTCCATTTTTTGTTCATGAAGGAAGGTGGTTCGTTAAAAGGTAGCGGCACAGAAACTATTCAAGGCATCAGCGCCGCGAACTCATATACCGCTTACCGAGGTGAAAAAGTCACAGTAGTTAAGCGAAACAATGCTTGGTATCTGGGAGGCGGTGGGCTAGGAGCAGAAGCCTTCCTTGCCAACATCGGCACAAATGGTTACCAGAAGCTAGCGAGCGGCCTGATTGTTCAGTGGGGTAGAGCACTCGTTCCTCTTTCAGTGGCCACGGCCAACATGGATACCGTATTCCCAATGCTGTTTCCCAATGCGTGCCTAAGTGTTGTTGCGAGTACTGGTCTAAATACCAGTAACTACGACAACAACGCCAACTTCCGTACGGACAAACAAAGCGTCAGCATAGGAACCCCTAGTGCGTCAGGGTTCGACGCGCAGGTTTTCATCGAAAACAATGTTAATGATCAACGAGTTATGAATTGGCACGCCGTTGGGTATTAAGGGGCTAGATATGAAAATTTACGCATGCTCTCGGTTGGGAACTTTTTTAATGGAAGGTACCCATTCCGATATCCCAGCAGATGCGGTAGAAATTAGCAGCGAACTTTACGGACAGCTGCTTGACGGACAGTCGAGTGGCCAAGCGATTGACTTCAGCATCAGCCCTCCCGCGTTGAAAGCACGCGTGGTTCAGGGTACCGCCGCGATGGAGCGCGCTTTGCGAGATAGCTTGCTGGATTCCACAGAGTGGCTATCAACCCGCCACCGCGACGAGCTAGACATGCAGCGGCCGACCACCCTCACCGCTGAGCAGTTCTCTGAGCTGCTGACCTACCGCCAGGCCTTGCGTGACTGGCCACAATCGGAAGCCTTTCCCGATGGCCTGCAGCGCCCGATCGCACCGTTCTGGATCGCCGAGCAAAATCAATAACACTCCCTGGGCTTGTAGATTGTCACGCTACAAGCCTCATCGCTCGCCCATCCGCCACGCGCGCGGCAGCCTGTGCAGTGTCATTTAACTGCACAGGCACACTCCCATGGCCACCGATTACCATCACGGTGTACGCGTCCTCGAAATCAACGAGGGCACCCGCCCCATTCGCACCGTCGCCACTGCCGTGGTGGGCATGGTCTGCACTGCGCAGGATGCCGACGCCACCGTCTTCCCACTGAACAAGCCCGTCTTGCTGACCGATGTGCTCACCGCGTCCGGCAAGGCCGGTGAAGCGGGTACCCTGGCCAAGAGCCTGGACGCAATCGCCGATCAGGCCAGCCCGGTCACCGTCGTGGTCCGGGTCGCCGAAGGCGAAACCGAAGCAGAAACCACCACCAACATCATCGGCGGCGTCACGCCTACCGGACAGTACACCGGTCTCAAGGCACTGCTGGCTGCCGAAGCCCAGCTCGGCGTTAAGCCGCGCATCCTCGGCGTACCAGGTCTCGACAACCTGGACGTGACTACCGAACTGGTGGCCATTGCACAGAAGCTACGGGGCTTCGCTTACGCCAACTGCTTCGGCTGTGAGACCGTCTCCGAAGCCCTGGCCTACCGCGCAGGCTTTGGCGCCCGTGAACTGATGCTGATCTGGCCCGACTTTATCAACTGGGACACCGTCACTAGCAGCGCCCAACCGGCCGCCGCCGTGGCCCGAGCCCTGGGCCTGCGCGCCAAGCTCGATGAGCAGGTGGGCTGGCACAAGACCCTGTCCAACGTGCCGGTTAACGGCGTGTCGGGCCTTTCCAAGGACATCTTCTTCGACCTGCAGAACCCTGCCACCGACGCCGGTCTGCTGAACGCCGATGAGGTCACTACCCTGATCCGCCGCGATGGCTTCCGCTTCTGGGGCTCGCGTACCTGCTCGGAAGACCCGCTGTTCGCCTTCGAGAACTACACCCGTTCAGCGCAGGTACTGGCCGACACCATGGCCGAGGCGCACTTCTGGGCAGTCGACAAGCCAATGCACCCGAGCCTGGTCCGCGACATTGTCGAGGGCATCAACGCCAAGATGCGCGAACTGACGCGCAACGGTTATCTGCTGGGTGGTGAGTGCTGGTACGACGAGGCCGCCAACGACAAGGACACCCTCAAGGCCGGCAAGCTGTACCTGGACTACGACTACACCCCGGTACCGCCGCTGGAGAACCTGCTGCTGCGCCAGCGCATCACTGACCGCCACCTGGTGCAGTTCGCTGCCGCCGTCAACGCCTGATCCCATTTGTCCGCGCGGCCTCGGTCGCGCCGTAGGAGAGCCCGAGCATGGCCCTGCCCAAGAAACTCAAGCACCTCAACCTGTTCAACGACGGCAACAGCTACCTGGGCGTGGCCAAGTCGCTCACCCTGCCCACCCTCGGCCGCAAGTTCGAAGCCTACCGGGGCGGCGGCATGGAGGGCCCGGTCAAGGTCGACCTCGGCCACAGTGACGACGGTCTGCAGATTGAATGGACCCTCGGCGGCTGGGACCTGATCGCCCTGCGCCAGTTCGGCACGGTACGTGTGGACGGAGTGCAATTGCGCTTCGCAGCGTCCGTCCAGCGTGACGACACCGCCGAAGTCAGTGCTGTGGAGATCGTCATGCGTGGCCGTCATGAAGAAGTCGACTTCGGCGATGCCGAGCCTGGTGAAGACACCGAGCACAAGATCACCACCGCCCTCACCTACTACAAGCTCACCGTCGACGGCGAAGAGCTCGTCGAGATCGATTTGCTCAACTTCATCTACGTGGTGAACGGCAAGGATCTGCTCGAAGAGCACCGCAAAGCCATTGGCATCTAACACCCCACTTCAGACCCAAGGAGCACGCCCATGAAAGCCACCGAACAAGCCCAACCGGCCAAAAATTTCAACGAAGAGACCATCGCCCTGGACACGCCGATCATTCGCGGCGAGACGACCATCACCACCCTCACCTTGCGCAAGCCCGCCAGCGGCGAATTGCGCGGTGTCAGCCTGATCGACCTGGCCCAGATGGACGTACTGACACTGCGCAAGGTGCTGCCACGTATCACTACCCCAACCCTGACTGACATCGAGATCGGCCGCATGGACCCCGCTGACCTGCTCCAGTGTGGCGTGGCAGTCGGCAGTTTTTTGCTGAAGAAGTCGGACAGGGAAGCTGCCCTCGTTGCGTAGATGACGCGATGGCTGACCTGGCCATCGTCTTTCACTGGGGCCCTGCGGACATGGATCCGCTGCCCCTTTCCGAATTGATGGATTGGCGCGAGCGAGCCATAACGCGCTGGGAGCAAACCCATGGCAAATGACCTGAAGATGGAAGTCGTGCTCCAGGCCATCGACCGCGCCACCCGCCCCATTCGAGCCGTCACCCAGAGCAGCATTGGTCTTGGCCAGGCACTGAAGCAATCGCGTGACAGCCTCAAGCAGCTGCAGGCCACCCAGGCGGATGTGACCAGCTTCCGCCAGGCCAAGGCTGCCAGCATTGAGCAAGCCGCCGCCCTGAAGGCCAGCCAAGACCGTGTGAACCAACTGTCCGGCGCACTGAAAGCCCATGAGCAGGCTGTCCGCCCGCTGCAGACCAGCTATGACCAACTGAAGGCAGAAACAACAGCCCTCGATACTCGGCACAAGGCCCTCACCCAGCAACTGCGCGAGACCCGCGAACAGTCCCGAGCCGCCAACCAGGTCTGGCAGGAGAACCGCAAACGCATCCGCGAACTGGGTCAGCAGATTGGTAACACCGCCGAGCCGACGCAAAAATTACGTGACGAATACGCCGCGCTGGTTACCAAGCAGCAAGCCCAACTTGAGCTGGTGCGTCGGCTTAGTGGCAGCCAGAAGGAACTTCAGCAACAACACCGAGCCAGCTCCAGCAGCGCCCGCGAACAGCGGGAACGTCTGGCAGACCTTTCCGGCCAGCTCCAGGAAGCCCGTGCCCCGATGCAAGGGCTCAACCAGGAGTTCCGCACCGCTGTACGCGAATCTCAAACACTGAAGACTAAGCACAGCGCACAGGGGCAGGTACTCCAGGGCTTGCGCGACAAGCTCCGTGCTGCCGGCATCAGCACCAAGAGCCTCAGCGAAGGTGAGCGGCAGCTGCGTACGGCCATCGCCAGTACCACCCAGACCATCGGCCAGCAGGAAGCACGGTTCAAGCGCCTGGCGGCCCAGCAGCGTCAGTTGGCAGCGGCCAAGCAAGGCCTTGAGAAGTCACAGGCTCTGGCAGGCAGCATGGCCGCAAACGGTGCAGGTGCAGCCGCAGCAGGGGCCGCCATGGGAGCGCCTGTGCTGGGTGCAGTGAAAAGCTACATGAGCTTCGAGGATGCCATGCTCGGTGTAGCCAAACAGGTGGAAGGTGCGCGCGACGACAACGGCAACCTCACCGCCACCTACTACGAGATGGGCGACGCCATCAAAGCCATGGCGGAACGCATCCCAATGGCCACCACCGACATCGCGGCCCTTGTTGAAGGCGCTGCGCGCATGGGCGTCCAGGGCAAAGAAAACCTGCTCAGTTTTGCTGAAGTCGCGGCCAACGCCGCCACCGCCTTCGAGCTGCCTGCTGATGCGATCGGCGAGAACCTGGCGCGGATTGCCGACCTGTACAAGATCCCGATCGAGAACGTCAGCCAGCTTGGCGATGCCATCAACTTTCTGGACGACAACGCCAAGTCCAAGGGCGCGGACATCATCGACGTGCTGCAGCGCACCGCCGGTGTCACGGCTTCGGTAGGCATGAGCTACAAGGATGCCGCCGCCCTCGGTTCGACCTTCCTCACCCTGGGCGCCACCGCTGAAACTGCAGGCACCGCGACCAACGCCATGATCCGTGAGCTCGCGATTGCCACCCAGCAGCCCAAGCGTTTTCAGAGTGGACTGAAAGCCCTGGGCATGGAAGCTAAGGCCTTGCAGGAAGGCATGACGACTGACTCCACAGGCACCATCCTCAACGTCCTGGACGCCATCAACCGCCTGCCCAAAAAGGAACAGTTAGGTGTGGCCACCGAGCTGTTCGGCAAAGAGTTCGGCGATGACGCCTCCAAATTGGCACAGAACATCGGCGAGTACCGCCGTCAGCTGGAGCTGGCCAGCTCGGCCGAAGGTGATGGCTCGATGCAACGGGAAGCGGATATCCGTGCGGCGGCAATGTCCGCGAAAATGGATATGGCCAAGAACCGGGCTTTCAACCTTGCCGCCACCCTGGGCGAAACGCTGCGCCCCACGTTGGTGAACCTGGTGGAAAGCTTCAACAGCGTAATCAGCGGGGTGACTGGATGGGTCAAAGCTAACCCGGCCCTCACCGGTCAGATCATCAGAGTGGTGGCAGGTGTGGCGGTGCTGGCCACCGGTTTTGGTGCCGTCGCTTTGGCAATGGCCTCACTGCTGGGTCCGTTTGCCATGGTGCGCTATGCGCTGACCTTGTTCGGCATCAAAAGCCTCGGTGCGGTCACTGCCTTCAAAAGCCTCGGCACGGCCCTGCTGTGGGTCGGCAAAGCCGTCCTGTTCATCGGGCGCGCGCTGCTGATGAACCCCATTGGCCTGGCTGTCGCGGCGATCGCGGGCGCAGCGTATCTCATCTACAAGAACTGGGAGCCGATCAAGGCGTTCTTCCTCGGCCTGTGGACCCAGATTCAGACCGGATTCAACTCAGGACTGTCCGGCATTCTCGGATTGATCGCCAACTTCAGCCCGATCGGCCTGTTCTACAGTGCCTTCGCGGCGGTGATGAATTACTTCGGCGTCGATCTGCCGGCGCAATTCACCGGCTTCGGCAGCATGCTTATCGACGGCTTGGTCAACGGCATCACCAACAAGCTCGGCGCGGTGAAGGAAGCCATCACCGGCGCCGGGGAATCCACCATCGGCTGGTTCAAGGAAAAGCTCGGCATTCACTCTCCCTCTCGCGTATTCGCAGAACTGGGGGGCTTCACGATGGCCGGCCTTGAGCAGGGTTTGGCGGGCAACCAGAGCGGCCCACTCGGCGCTGTCACCAACCTGAGCAAGCAGCTCACCGATGCCGGCGCATTCGCTATCGGCGCCGGCGCCCAAGGTATGGACATTGATAACCGTCCACCTTTGTCTGCAGCTCCGCCTGCCGGCCAAAATGCGGGGGCAAGCTCTTCGCTACCGCCGATGGTATTCAACATCCACCCATCTGCCGGAATGGATGAGCAGGCCTTGGCAAAACTGGTCGCAGCCGAAGTGGCCAAAATTCAACGTTCCAACCAAGCGCGCAGCCGTAGTGCGCTGTCTGATGGAGAGTAACCCGCCATGATGCTGGCCCTCGGCATGTTCGTGTTCAGCCTGGAAACCCTCGCGTACCAGGAGTTTCAACGCCAGACCGACTGGCGCCACGGCAGCACCTCACGTATCGGCACCAACCCGGCACGTCAGTTTCTGGGCCGTGGCGATGACAGCATCACCCTTCCCGGCGTGCTGCTGCCCGCCCTGGCCGGTAGTCCGCTCAGCCTCGACACCCTGCGGATGATGGCCGACATGGGCAAGGCATGGCCTTTGGTGGAAGGCACCGGGAAGATCTACGGGCTGTGGGTGATCGAATCGCTCAGTGACACACGTACCCTGTTTTTCCGCGACGGCGCCGCCCGCCGGATCGAGTTCACCCTCAAGCTGACCCGGATTGATGACGGACGTGTTGACCAACTGGGTATCCTGACGGGTGCCGTCGGTGGCCTGCTGCGAGGTGTGCTGTGAGTCTCCTGGAGCAAGCGGGAGATCTGCTCCAGGACACCGCCAGCCGGTACCGCAAGGCAACGGCCTACCCGCAACCCATCTGCCGTGTGATGGTCAATGGCCAGGACATCACCCACTCGATCGAGAAACGCCTGATCAGCATCGAGCTGACCGACAACCGCGGCATGGAAGCCGACCAGCTCGACATCAACCTCAGCGACCATGACGGCCTGCTGGCCATCCCGCCACGCGGTGCCACCGTTCGGCTGTGGCTGGGTTGGAGCGACACCGGTCTGGTCGACAAGGGCAGCTTCACCGTTGACGAGACCGAGCACAGCGGCGCCCCGGACACCCTCAGCATTCGTGCCCGCAGTGCGGATCTGCGCGGCGGCCTCAAAACCAAGCGGGAACGTAGCTGGAGCAGCACCGCCCTGGGCACAGTGATTGGTGCCATTGCTGCCGCCCACGGCCTGGCACCGGTGATCAGTCCACTACTCGCTGCCATCGAACTGCTGCATCTCGACCAGGCCAATGAAAGCGACGCCAACCTGCTGACTCGCCTGGGTCAGGAGTACGACGCGATATCAGCCGTGAAGGCTGGCCGACTACTGTTCATGCCGGCGGGCAACAGCACCACTGCCAGCGGTTCGGCTCTACCACACGTGGTACTGACCAGGACTGACGGCGACCAACACCGGTTTCTGCAGGCTGACCGCGATAGCTACACCGGCGTAAAGGCGTACTACTACGAGGTCAACAGTGCTGAGAAAAAGGAAGCGATTGCCGGCGCCGGTGACAACTTCAAGGAGTTGCGCCACAGCTACACCGATCAAGCCAGCGCATTGCAGGCCGCCCGGGCAGAGTGGAAACGTCTGCAGCGCGGTACTGCGACGCTGAGTTACAGCCTGGCCAAAGGCCGGCCGGAGCTTACCCCCGATCAGACCTACAGCCTCTTTGGGGTCAAGACCGAAATCGACGCCATCATCTGGTTAGGCGGCAATCTGCGTCACAGCTTCACCCCTGACAGTTTCACCACCAGCCTGGATCTGGAATCCAAGCTGCCTGACCAGGACGGTGTTGAAGATCTGGTCGAGAAGAGTGTCGAGTACACGGGCGTCACCGCGACTTACCGTGATGAAAAAGACGGCAAGCAAAAGCCGGTCACGGCAGGAGCTCAAACCAATGCGAAGCGGCTTCCCCATCTCTACGCCGGCAAGGGCAGTGCGCAGCGTGCGGTGGATCGGGAATGGAAGCATCTGCAAGCCACCAAAGCTGGCCGTAGTCTAGCGAGCACAAATTAAAAGGGCGCCATCTTGGCGCCCTTACTTGATACTATGTCACTCCTCTAAGACCAGGCCCTGTTGGGTAAAGTCTTGATTCGCCGTTGCAAGCTTTAACATAGTATTCGTGTATTTTTCGCGAATACCTTCCTTGATTTCCTCCGGAATATGCTTGTCCTCCAGAATTTTTTTCTGATGAACGAGATCTTTATTAAGTCGTGCCTTGTACTGAGTGAGGCCTTCTGGCTCATCAATTGCTGAAAACCACTTTGCTATGAAATAGCCAATTACTGGAACAATTAATGTAGCTGCACCAACCCAGTACTGAGCGTCTGCAGGCGGTATAAATTTCATGCAACTGGCCGTAGCAAAAGTACCAAGACCTGCGGTTATCGAAGCTTGCAAACTCTGAGGTGCTATTTTCTGACCTTCAGCCATCAAGCACCTCCTTGCAGGCTTTTAAGTTGATCAACCACATAGCCTGTAGTTTTTATCTTTTCTACACTTACAACAACACCACCTCGCTTATACGTGACGACTATCTCAGCGTCTGACACGTAGCGATTAAGAAGGTACCTGGTCAAAACGCGAGACAACTTGTAAAGAACAGGAGCCAATATTATTAGAGACAGATAAAAAAGCGCCTCAACAAACGTAGCATCCACACTCATGAGCGCACCTCACACAAGTCTCCGCCCTTTATCGGCAAAGTGCTTAGTAACTTCAAGCACTGTGTAGTTATATGTCGACCTAGTCTGCCTATAAATAGCTTTGGTTTCAATAACCACCTCAAACAAATCTTCCTTAGAGAAAGTCTGCTGATTCTGGTTAACCTTATCCATAAATTTTTCGTCAGCCAAAGTCACTGCATGCTCAGTGCCATCAGCCAACTTTACACGCCAGCCATTATTCGACTCAAAGTTAACCTGAACAAAGTAGGCCGTCTTAGCCTCCTTAGTAACCTCTTCACTTTCTAGAGATTTACGGGGAAGCGGAGAATAGTCATGCGCTACCTCTTCATCTATTTCCAACACCGAATCATCTTTCTCGTCCAAAACTTTAAACTTAGCCCCCTCACGCCCCGCAATCGGAGCTTGGATGACATTATGAAGAGCATCTCGGACTTTTTTGTCTACAGCCAATCTAGCGACATTTTTATCGCACTCGACGATCTCGCCATCTACTTCAATTTTGGCTATCTCAGAGTCCGCTTCAATGACAACATTAGCAACCCGTCGATTCCTTAGCTTTTTTACCACTTCGACCAAAGACCCACCGGCTATTGCCGTACCTGCAGCAGTGAAACCCAAGTATTTCAATACTGCCAAGGCTTGAGGAGAGCTTGCCAACAGGAGATATTCAATTATGACAGAGCCTTCTTTCGCCGGCGCGGTGACTTTCAGCTTAACCTCTGCACCTTTATTTATCAGTGCATTAGCCTCAGCAACCATGTCATAGACACCTTGAATAGAGCGACTAAGAACAAGCGCGTCTATTTCGTGGTTCTTATAGTCCCCCGACTCAGCATCGTAGGATATCGAAAATTTTTCCTTGGCAGCCTCAGCCATTTCATTCCCCAGGTTTCTATCAGTATTTTCCAATTAGTAAAAAACCCCGGTAGGTAACCGGGGTTTTTACTTGTCATCCTTACTCTGGCAACTGCTTGAACGCCTCCATGATGCGCATCAAATCTTGCTGCTGCTGATTACTCAGCCGACGCAGCAGGTTGATGAAATCGCGCTCCAATTGGGTAAGGTTTTCCATCTTGCGCACTCCGTTTCCATGAAGCGGTCGCCTGGTGCCGACGGCACCAACAAGACGACCGGGAGTTCCGCATTGTCAGCACACGTCCATGTGCCACCAGCCCCTCAAAACTATTTATTTCATCCATTTCGGCCCTGCTGCCTTTGCCAACGCATAGGCAGTACGACTCAGCACGTTCTTGTCGCTTTCTGAGACCAGCCGATAAAACTCAAGAAAATCCGCTTCATCAGCAGTAATGCTATCGACCCGTTGTGGCCGCCGTTCACCGGTGACCACGTACAACACGTCCACCCCCTTCTCTGCAGCAGCAGCCAGGTAGTTCGCATCCGGGCTTCGCTCACCCTTTTCATATGCCAGCTGCGTGTTTTTGGTCACCCCACACTGCCCCGCCATATCGGTCTGGTTTAAGCCGATTAGCTGGCGTTCTTCCTTCAGGCGCTCGCCTATGGTCATAAAAGTTGTACCCTTGGCGTTGACATTCCCTATTTATGGGACCAATATCGCCATGCGTTCACACGAAATCACACGAATCGAGACTATGCCGAACACATACCCCACCGAGCAAGCATGTCAGGAAGCTCGGGCTCGCCTTGCGCTACAAGGAATTTCAGCAAAAGAGTGGGCCGAAAAGCACGACCTCTCCCCCTCCACTGTGTACGCGGTCCTCAACGGGCAGAAAAAATGCCTTCGAGGGGAATCCCATCGGGCAGCGGTACTACTCGGCATTAAAGACGGCGAAGCCGAAAACTAACCCCCTGGCTCATGGAGGAAAACCAGAACATGAAGCGCCCAGTTCTAGAAACCCTACGCCAGGTGGTCAGTGCCGTAGTCTGCGCCTTTCCAGGTGGCCGTGAATGTGCCGCCACCCGCCTCGGCTACGAGCTCAAGCGGTTCGACAACCATGTTTACGAGAACGCTGGCAGCCGCCCGCTGAGCTACGACCAGATTCACCTGCTGGAGCGCGATGCCGACACAACGTTTCTTCCAGAGTTCATTGCCAACCTCTACGGCGGCATGTACGTGCCGCTGGTGGCACCTGAAACTCTGGATAACGTCGAGCTGTATACCCGTTCGGTGAACACCGCCGCCAAACGTGGCGTTGTCGACCAGATCATCGAAAAGGCCCTTTCCGATGGCGTCATAGAAAAGGACGAGGCTAAAGCCATCCTGCAAGCTCACAGCCGCTACCAAGCTGCTCGCCACGCCGAGGTGATCGCCACCATCCAACTGCACAGTGAAGGGGGTGAACAGTGAGCACCTACAAGCTCGTTTGCCCTCACTGCAGCCAGCGTATGCGCATTCGTACCAGCGAAGGCACACACATCTTCCTGCGCGTGGCCTACCTGCAATGCACCAACGAAGCCTGCGGCTGGTCGGTACGCGCCCAGTTCGAAATGACCCACGAAATGAGCCCAAGCGGCATGGCCAACCCGGCTGTGCGTTTGCCGATTGCCCCTACAGTGATGCGTCGTCAGGCGATGAAGTCCGCCGACGATCAACCCGATTTGCTGGACCAACTGGACATGGAGGTAGCCATCGCATGAACGCCATAGCGCTGACCGTGAACCCCGAGACCGACTACCGCGCTGCAATGCAGCAGGCTGCCGTGGCCTTCTTGTTCCGCCGGGAAGGACTGCATCTCGCCGGCGACCATCAGGTGCTGGAAAACTGCACCCATTACCTCTGCCAGTCGCTTGAGGTTCCTGATCACCTGGTGCAGCGCATTGCCGAGTTGGCAGTTGCCGAGTTCGAAAGCAAGACCACCGGGCGCTTACGGCTGTTGGGCGTGTGTCCCACCAGCGGGATCTTCAGGGCACGACTGATCCTGCTGGATACCGCCACCCAAAAACGGCACCAGGTTCCCGCGCGCTACCTACCTCGGCGCCTGCAGCACCACCGCGACACCTCGAAGTAAACCCGAACCAACTCCTTCCCGATGCCCCGTTCCGCGTGGGTAAGGGGAAACTGCACTCCACTGGTGGCCGAAATGAGCAACATCACCATCCAATTGAAGCTCGATGAGCAACAGGCAAAGCAATACCTGCGTTGGCTGAACAGCCAATACGACAACACCATGGCTGAAGTTTGGTACTCCGACCGGTACCGGCATGTACCCAGCGGCCAACGCGGGCCCCAGGTATTGCTGGACTTGCCCCACCTTGCTGGCATCTGCCGTACCCGCAGCGAGCTGAAAAAGCAGCTCGATGAATTTGCAACGGAGCGTGCCAAGTGAACATCAAGCCAATGGAGCAGCAGTTGCGCAGTGAAGTGTTGCGCCGCCTGCAGGACCAATACGGACTGAAGCCCAGGACCGGCACGCAGTATCTGCGCCAAGGCACCTGCCCCAGTTGCGGTAAGAAAGAACTTTACTCACGGCAGGATGAGCCCTGGTTTATCAAGTGCGGCCGCGAGAGCAAGTGTGGCGAGCAGTGGCACGTCAAAGAGCTGTTCGATGACCTGTTCGACGATTACAGCAAGCGCTACCCGACCACGCAGGAAGCCCCCCGCGCTTCGGCTGACGCCTACCTGCAGTTCGCCCGCGGCTTCGACCTGGGGTTGGTCAAAGGTTGGTACACCCAGGAGCACTACTGGGATCGCGAGCTGAACATCGGCAGCGCGACCGTTCGGTTTGCCCTGGAGAAAGGTGGGTTTTGGGAGCGACTGATTGACCAGCCGCACCGGTTCGGCAAGAAGAAAGCCCGATTCGCTCCGGGCCAATCCCCGAAAGGCTATTGGTGGTGCCCGCCATCCGTAGACCTGCTGGAGGTGCAGGAGCTGTGGATCGTTGAGGGCATCTTCGACGCCATTGCTTTATTGCACAACGGCCTTGATGCGGTAGCAGCGATGAGCTCCGGGGCATTCCCTTTTGAATCGCTCAAGACCCTGGCCAAGCAACGCACCGATGCGGGGAAAAAGCTGCCCACGCTGGTGTGGGGGCTGGACAACGAGCCCGGCGCCCATCGCTTCACCCGCAAGCATGCGGCCATGGCGCGCGAACTCGGCTACAGCTGCGAAGCTGCACAGATTCCACAGCGTGGCCGCAAGGTTGACTGGAACGATCTGCATCAACGTTGGGCGTTCGTCGACGATTCCGTCAAGCGACTGGACCAGGTCGAGCGCGATATCCGCGAAGCGCGCTACCACGGCAGCCTGCTGTTGGCAGAGTCTGCAGCGGAGAAAGGCGTGTTGATGTACGACTGGCGTGAGCGCTATGAATTTCACTTCTCATTCGAGAACCGTCTCTACTGGTTCAAGATGGACACGGAGAAACTGACAAAGACTACCCAACAGCTGAAAGACTCCGACAGCCAAGAAAATGCGCTGCTGAACGATCGCCAGCTCCGCGACAAGGCCATGCGCCAGTGCGGGATGGTGATTGAAATCGCCAACTGCAACCCGCAGGCGCTGTACTTCCAGCGCAATGAAGTGACGGACGAGTCCTGGTACTACTTCCGTGTTGACTTCCCCCATGACGAACCCAGCGTCCTGAACACCTTCACCGGTGGTCAAGTCGCAGCGGCCAGCGAATTCAAGAAGCGCTTGCTCGGCATGGCGGCAGGTGCCGTGTTCACCGGTTCCGGTTCTCAGCTCGATCGCATCATGCAAAACCAGCTGTTCGGCCTGAAAACCGTGAAGACCATCGATTACGTCGGCTACAGCAAAGAGCACGGTTGCTACGTGTTCGGTGACCTGGCCGTGCGCGGCGGCATTCTGGAAAAGGCCAACGCGGAGGATTACTTCGAGTTCAAGGGCCTGCGCCTCAAGACCCTTCAGAAGTCCATCAAGATGGAGCTCAACCCAGATGCCTCGGGGTACCGAGACGAATGGTTCAAGTGGTTGTGGACGTGCTTCAACACCCAAGGCGTGATCGCCCTCGCCTTCTGGTTCGGCTCGCTGTTCGCCGAGCAGATCCGTGCTGAGTTCCAGTCCTTCCCGTTCCTAGAGGTGACCGGCGAGGCCGGCGCCGGTAAGTCTACGTTGTTGATGTTCCTGTGGAAGCTCTTGGGTCGTCCGGACGAAGAAGGAGACGACCCGGTCAAGATGACCAAGGCAGGCCTGCGCCGCTGGCTGAGCCAAACCTCGAACATGCCAAATGTGATGCTTGAGGCTGACCGCAGCGATACCGAGACAGGGGCGGCGAAGTCCTTCGACTTCGACCAGTTTAAGCCGCTGTACAACGGTCGTGGCCTGGGCCTGACCGGCGTGAAGAACGGCGGTAATGACACCAACGCGCCACCCTTCCGGGCGAGCCTGGTGTTCAGCCAGAACGCCACCGTAGCGGCATCCGAGGCGATCCTCACTCGCATCGTCAAACTTCACTTTGTTCGACCTGACGTCACAAGCGACAGCCGAGCCGCAGCCGACAACCTGAACCACCTGCAGGCCAGCGAAGTCAGCCACTTCCTGCTCATGGCTGCGAAGGCCGACCAGAAAATCATGGAGACCTTCCGCGCCCAGGTGAAGGTGCACGAGCAGGCCCTACGCGAAATGCGGGAGATCCGCATCGAACGGATCATCAAAAACCACGCACAGATGATGGCTCTGGTCGATGCCCTGCGAACTCTCGTACCTATGACCGATCGCCAGCATGACGGCGTACTGCGCGAGCTGACCTGCATGGCCATCGCCCGACAGCACGACGTGAATGCTGATCCGAAGGAAGTCGCCGAGTTCTGGGAGGTGTACGAGTACCTGGAGTCCCTCAGTGATGACGCCGTGGTCAACCACAGCAAGAAAGACGACCTGATCGCCATCAACCTCAACGACTTCTGCGAGCGCGCCGCCGAGCACAAACAAAAGCTGGCCGACGCCTCCACCTTGCGCAGCCTGCTGCGCAACAGCCGGTCGCGGCCATTCGTCGACGCCAATCGTGCGGTCGACAGCGCCGTGCGTGCTGCCTTTAACAATCGAAACAACGCTGCGAATCAGCGCAGCACCACAGTGAAGTGCTGGACCTTCAAGGCCAGCTAACCCACCAGGGCGCGGCAACGCCCAGGTATCAATCCGTAGGAGAAGCACCATGCGCAATGAAGACCATGACGAGCTGTACCACCCCACTCGACACGAATCGCTATCCACGCTGGCAGCTAGCGGACTGACGCTGGCCCTGTTGATCGCGGTTGGCTACGCCTTCCCCGACTTGCTGACCACCCTGCTCCGTTGATCTTGCGAGGAGAAGCACGATGAAAGATCAACCCGCTGAGAATCTGGAACTGCTGTTCGCCTTCGAAGACTGGGCCAAGCCACGCGGCTACGACCTGTCACGAGGGACCGGCGAGTTTCAGAACCTGGAAACACGCAACGCCTGGCTCGGCTTTGAGGCTGCACACGGCCCAGACGGTTGCCGCCCGATCGGGCAACAGTTGTATGCCCTGATCAAGAAAAGCAGCGAATACGCCCATCAGACCGACAAGTTGTTCCCAGTTGTGGTCGGCAAACCACCCTACGACGACTTCTTCGTCCACGGCGGACCAGGTGGCCTGTACCGCTTGCGAGATGTGGATTTCTACGTGATCGAGGACGGCAAGCAGTACCGCCTCAGCTGACACCGGCCAGGCCGGTAAAAGAAGGTGCTGAGGAGCGGCAACTCCCCAGCACCTGACCAACCCCAAGGAGAAGCACCATGCAAGTACAAACCCCCAAGGTCAGCGCGGCACAGGCTAACACATCGCCTACGACTCGCCCCCGTCTGGCTTCCTCACAACTGGACCTGCCGAGCATCTGCGACGTCTGCGGCAAAGCTCGCTCAACTCGCAAGCACCAGCGCTGCAGTCAGATTCGCCAACAACGAAAGTCAATTGAATGGGCAACCTACATGGCCAACGTTGAAGCCAAGCGCGCGCTGGGAGGTCGCCGCTATGTCCGCTGAATGCATCATCATCGTCCGACAAACCACCGGCACCTACATTGCCAGAGCCTTGGACCACAAACCGACGGCCAGCTGCACCACTGGCCCAGAGCAGGCGGCTGAAGCGCTGGCTGCGAAACTAGGCCTCATCCCCAATGCCCTCCAGCAGCAAAGAAGCACATTGCCCTATGGCTATTCGTGCTTCTCACACCCAGGCACGAAGCACCTTGCCACCAAGAACTGACGTCACGATCTTCTAGGCCTACCAGTAGGCCACCTTCTAACAACGGCCCATACACTGGGCCGTTTCTTTGTTTTGAGTGCAATTCAATGGCAGATGGCGTTGAGGTACGCGGCAACCATGTCCGCGTGTATTTCCGTTACCAGGGTGAACTGTGCCGGGAAACGCTCCCCGGCGATGCGTCAGCCGCAAGCGTGGCCAACGCTGAACGTCTGGTCGGCATCATCAATTACGAAATTCAGGCCGGCACGTTCAACTATGCCCGCCATTTCCCCGATTCCCCCAGGGTAAAGACCAACAGCTTGGGTCACTTCATTGATATCTGGCTCGATATCAAACGAAACCAAATGGCCACAAGCGGCTTCGTTATGTACCGAAGCAGGGCGGAAAAGCACATTCGTCCGCGCTGGGGTCACCTGCAGGCCGACAGCATCGACCACCTGGATATCCAGGATTGGGTGCAGAACACCCTCATGCCCAAGCTACACAACAAATCGGTACGCGAGATTGTCAGCCACCTGCGGCAGATTTTCCGTCTGTACCGCACTCGCAACCGTAGTGCTCACGATCCCACAGACGGAATCACTATCACCCTCCCCGACGCCGATGATCCTGATCCATTCAGCCGAGAAGAGATCGAGGCCATCCTCGGTACCGAAACTGATCGACAGCAGGAAATCAATCTGACTGAGTTCATGATCTGGAGCGGACCGCGTGTAAGCGAGGCGATGGCATTGGCCTGGGAGGATGTGGACCTGGACGCTGGTATCGCATTGTTTCGCCGCGCTCGGGTCAGCGGGCATTACAAGGTGACCAAGACGCGTCGATCGACACGCCAGGTGAAACTACTGGCACCGGCACTGCGTGCACTGCAAGCGCAAGCAAGGTTCACCATGCATCTGAAGCCTGAACAGATCGAGATCACCGACCGGGATAACCGGACGAAGAAAGTGCAGCGCGTACGGTTTGTGTTTCACAACTCAGCCACCGGTGAGCCATACCGGACTTCGGACGCCTTGCGCCACGGTTGGTGGATTCATCATCTGAAAAACGCGGGTGTGCGCCAGAGAGGACCGAATACCTGCCGTCACACATTCGCCAGCCAGATGCTGAGTAGTGGGATAGCCACGCCAGAGTGGATTGCAGATCAGATGGGGCACACGTCCACCGCGATGATTTTCAAGCACTACGCGAAGTGGATCAGCAAAGACGGCCCGGATGTGGTGGGGTTGTTGAATCAGGCGCTCAGGTTGACCTGAAAACAATAAAAAAGGGGCCTCAAGGGGCCCCTTCTTTGCGTCTGTATTCCCAAAGTGTTCCCAAAACGCTCCCATTTGGAGTCGTTACGTTGAGAAAACCCTTTAAAAACAAGACCTTATATGGCGGAAGCGTAGAGATTCGAACTCTAGGATAGTTGCCCATCGACGGTTTTCAAGACCGTTGCCTTAAACCACTCGGCCACGCTTCCTCGTATTGCGGGCGCCATAATACCGAAATGAAACAAGCTGTCAAACTCTGTGTGTAGCTGGTTTGCATGGCTCTGTTATGATCTTTGCATCTGAACGTTTCAAACCCACAGGAGTGTCGCCATGCGCGAACAGGATTACGCCGTCAATCACGGCTCGCAGGTCGAGCAGCAGGAGGTCAGCAAAGTCCTGCGCAATACGTACGGTCTGCTGGCTATTACCCTCGCCTTCAGTGGCCTTATGGCCTTTGTGGCTCAACAAATGCGCGTCGGTTACCCGAACATTTTCGTGGTGCTGATCGGTTTCTATGGTCTTTTCTTCCTCACCAACAAGCTGCGTGACTCGGCCTGGGGCCTGGTTTCCACTTTCGCACTCACCGGCTTCATGGGCTTTATCCTCGGCCCTATCCTCAACCGTTACCTGGGCATGGCCGGTGGCGCTGAGGTGGTGAGCTCGGCCTTTGCCATGACGGCGCTGGTGTTTGGTGGTCTGTCGGCTTATGTGTTGATCACCCGTAAGGACATGAGCTTCCTCGGTGGTTTTATCACTGCCGGTTTCTTTGTTCTGATGGGCGCGGTGCTGGCTAGTCTGTTCTTCCAGATCAGCGGCCTGCAGCTGGCTATTAGCGCTGGCTTCGTGCTGTTCTCGTCGGTCTGCATTCTGTTCCAGACCAGCGCGATCATTCACGGTGGTGAGCGTAACTACATCATGGCCACTATCAGCCTGTATGTGTCGATCTACAACCTGTTCGTCAGCCTGCTGCAACTGTTTGGCTTGATGGGTCGGGATGACTGA